GAGCAGCAGCTGCATCAAAGAATGCATTTACAAGTTTAGCTTGATCATAAGCATCAGATTCAGAACCTGCACCAGTGCCAACTTGAATTTGAGTACCACCTGGCTCAGCATAACCAGTTTTAGAAACAGGAGATGCAAGACGTGCACCTTTAGCAATTTGACGGAAGATCAAACGGTCATACTTTTCAGCAAGTGCATAACCAATCTTACGTGAAATCTCAGAACGCATGTCATATTGAGCAAGAGTCTCATCAAGGTTATAAACGAAGGCTGAACTGATCAGCAAATCATCAACCGTGATGGTCTTTTCTGCTACAGGAGGAGCGTTGTTGGAGTCACCAAGAATGCTGTTACCAGGAGTATGGTATTCAGATTTGGTACGACCTGTGTAGATAAACTGCATTGACTTACCACCAGTCAATGTACGCTTCATGACCAAATCACGAGCGATTGTATTGTTTTGAAATCCTTTGAACATTTCTCCACTGAACAGTTTCAGATAGAGAGCGCGGCGTTCGCTAGTATCAGCGATAGCGCCATTAAGTGCACCCGGCGCAGTAAGCTGAGCAGGGTTAACAGAAGATTGATAAGTCATTTTTAAAAGAGAGTTAATTGTTAAGCTAACTCTAAATTGTCTAGAATGTTTAGAGCTTTATAGGCTCGCCGGTTACCTAAGTAAGGTAGAAGGTTTTCTAAAATACCTTTACATTTGCTACCAGTAACTTGCCATTCATATTGTGTTTTGTTGGGAAATCTATCCCGAACTCGATACGAGCCAACACCAATAATTTTGACAAATTCCCGTACAACATCTTCGTCAGTCATAGTCAGACCGACTTTAGGGTATTTACCATTGTTGGTAATATAACCTTCACCTTCAAATAAGCCAGCTGCCCATTCAATTGATCTATGCATAGTATTTTTTTTTTGGTAAAATTAAAGGCTTTACCAAAGCCGCGCGGCTATGAGGTATCGGCGTACCGGCTCAAAGCCAATAGTGAAGAGGGGAATTGCACCCCTCTGTTAGATCTATCTCACTTGGTGTACTTTACACCGCGATAGCAATAAGTTTTGCCTTGCATAGTAACCTCTTTAGAAGCCTCCACAAGCCCCGTTCCATGCTTATGGTGTCATGCGTCCCGAAGGATGAACGGACGTGCTTCTAGTGCGTGCTAACGCACACTAGCCGATTACAGGTGCCTTAGAAGAGGCAAGGTCAAGTGGAAAGTTGTGGGCATTTCTTTCATGAATCACTTCTAGACCAAGACCAGCACGGTTCAAGATGTCAGCCCATGTATTAACTACATGACCTTGTGATTCTACAATCGATTGGTTAAAGTTAAAGCCATTTAAGTTGAATGCCATAGTACTGACGCCAAGAGCAGCAAACCAGATACCCACGACAGGCCAAGCAGCGAGAAAGAAATGCAAGCTACGGCTGTTATTAAATGAAGCATATTGAAAGATGAGCCGACCGAAGTAACCATGTGCTGCAACAATGTTATAAGTCTCTTCCTCTTGCCCGAATTTGTAGCCATAGTTCTGGCTAATGTCTTCAGACGTTTCACGAACAAGAGACGACGTAACCAAAGATCCATGCATAGCTGAAAACAAGCTACCACCAAAAACACCAGCAACTCCCAGCATGTGGAAGGGGTGCATAAGGATGTTGTGTTCGGCTTGGAAGACCAACATATAATTAAAAGTACCGGAAATGCCAAGAGGCATAGCGTCTGAAAAAGAACCTTGTCCAAAGGGATAAACAAGGAATACAGCGGATGCCGCTGCCACGGGTGCGGAGTATGCAACAAAAATCCAAGGCCTCATTCCAAGCCGATAACTAAGTTCCCACTCTCGTCCAAGGTAACTGTAGATACCAATAAGGAAGTGGAAGACGACAAGTTGGAAAGTTCCGCCGTTGTAGAGCCACTCATCAAGAGTTGACGCTTCCCAGATGGGGTAGAAATGTAGACCGATGGCGTTTGAAGATGGGACGACTGCCCCTGAGATGATGTTGTTTCCATACATGAGAGACCCTGCTACGGGCTCACGAATGCCATCAATGTCTACCGGAGGAGCAGCAATGAAGGCGATAATAAATGCGGTAGTTGCGGCAAGTAAACAGGGTACCATAAGTACACCAAACCAGCCAATATAAATACGGTTATCCGTTGAGGTAATCCACTCGCAGAATGTCTGCCATGAGTCCTCTAGTTTGTTCTGTGACCTCGGTGAGGTTACTGCGGTTGTCATAGTTATTAAAAGAATGTACGTTGTGGCAGTTGGCGCAAAGCACTCTACATTTAGCGACCTCACGTAAAATTGCTTCCCAACCTTTAGTGCCGTAGTCGGCGATGTTGAACAGTTTCCCGTCAGGGTCAATGTGGTCAAAAGTTAAGGCTGCGGGATGCTCATTATAGCCGCACATCTCACAGCCTCTTTGTACTTTGTACCAAGCTAGGAACGTACGCTTCTGTTTGTCGTATTCTTTTTTCTTACGGAGATGATATTCCTGCTTGGTTTCCATAATAGTAGTGCATGTTTATGAAGCGATTAGCATTTGTTAAATGCTTCACTTTATTAAGCGATTAAGTAAGACCAATTTAAAGACTTGGCAGTCTAGAGCTATGCAGGGAATTGCACCCTGCTTATTCTATTTAGCTTATTCTTCAACAGAAGGATTTCTTAATTCATTTAATTGTCCTAGTGTTGTAGGAGTACCAGAACCTGCAAACATACGAGATGGTGTATTAACATCAACTAAGTATTGATCCCACTCAAGGGGAGCTTCTCCTTGGAAGTTAACGTGATGTCTGGTGTCATATTCAGGGGCTGTCAATTCAACCCCCTCTTCGTCATAGGTGCCTGGAATCGTCTCTATTGGGCCAACCTCATCGATGGCTCTATCATGCGTGTAAGGGATTACAACAGCCTCAGGGGCTTCCTCAGAGGGCTCAGAGAGCCATCCAAGGGTTCCACAGGCTGCTACAAAGGTATCCTTATCTGGGAATCGGTAGCAATACATAGTTAGTCTAAAGCAAGTGGAGTTGGCTCTTCTTCGACAGGAAAGACATACCCAAGCTCTTCAGCACGGGCTACAGCTTCCTCCTCGGTATCAAAGTGTTCACAGTTAGGTTGTCCAGTCATCATTGAGGATCCAACGGTAAGCTCACTAAAGTGAACAACTTCAGGTCCGTGACAAACGACCCATTTTGTTTCAGTAAATGGTCCCATAGTTAATTAAGCGTTGAAGGAAATGGTCCAACCTTTTACGATAAGGTTATCGTAGGCAGTTACAGCGGCTGCTGACCAAGTAGTCTTGGCAGCGTTAGTACCACCGTTGATACCAAGTGTGATACCAGTAGCACCATTAGTATCTAGACTGACAAGGATGTTTTCGATTGATTGCGCGGTGAGGGCGCAAAAGGAAAAAGCGTCATTAAACGCAGTAGGAACCAGTGCTCCCGTAGTATCGAACATGTGAGCGGGGAAGGTTGCGAGTTTGGCGCAGTAGACCCATGCAGCATTAAAGGTTGTTGCTGATGACATATCAAGCAGGGGGAAACTTGTGATTTGGTTGCAGTTGTACCATGCAAGGGAAAAGTTTATTCCTGATGATGTATCGATTTGTGGGAAACTTGTTAGACTTTGGCAGAGGCGCCACGCTTCGCTAAAGTTTATTCCTGATGATGTATCGATTTGTGGGAAACTTGTTAGACTTTGGCAGACGCGCCACGCTCTGGAAAAGTTTATTACTGATGATGTATTGATTTGTGGGAAACTTGCTAGACGTAGGCAGTTGTTCCATGTATTTTCAAGATTTGTAACTCCACTTGTCACATCAAACGGACAAACAAATGAAGTCATGTTATTAGCACCGTACCAAGCGTTTGTTAGGTCTGTCCCTAAATCAGCCCCACTACCAATAGCAACAGAAGTAATCTGACTTGCATCAGCGGTTACGTTATTAAAGTACGGCCTATAAACCCCATCACTATAAACAACTAAATCGTAATCACCAGCAGTATAGGTGTGAGGTAACGTGTTAAGCGTGCTCGTTTCATAACCACCTGTTGAATCCCAATCCACCGCGTAATCAACAGTACCAGTAGACAAAAGGTTAAACGTACCACCAGTACTTGTGATGCCGTAGGTAATGATTGCAGGGGCTAGTGTGCCGTCAGTAATCTTGATTAGGTCTTGGTCTGATTTACGGGTTGGGAAGTAGGCAAGGCGGGAGATGTGGCCGTTTAGATTAAAAGTAGAACCACTGCCCTCAACAGAAGCAATCAATAATGTATCTACAGAAACAGGTATTAATCCAGTACCTTGGAAAACTGGATTAGCATATGATGTATATTGAGCAAAGTCATTCTCTTTGTAGGCAAATGCAATTTCTTCTGTTTCGTTAGCTGTTGGACTAGCAGAGTTTGCCAGAGAAACGGTTGTGCCTGCAGAAGTAATAATTGTCGTGCCTTGCCTTATTGATATACGGTTGTTACTAGGAGAAGATGCTTGAAAAAATGAAGACCACCCTGTATTGGCATCTAAATCACTGGTGGAGCCTTTTATAAACACCGTCCCTTCACTTTGGTTATACCAAGAGCTGAAGTTCGTCCCTTCAATACTCGCAAGATCAGCGGCACGGGTTACGGTGCTGCCGGACGTGGGGATGTAGGAGGTTGGGAAGGATGCGTTTGCTTCGACTTGTGCGCCCCAGAAGTAAGTAGCCCCATTAGTTACTCCGTAAAGCGAAAGACCAATATTACTTGAAGCAGATCCATCTGTTGTCCCCGAGACAATAACTCTCACCCAACCATTTGGATAATCGACATAAGAAGTAGAAAAACTTGCAAAATAACCTGCAGCGGAGCTGGTACTAAATGTTTTGGTACTGATATTGAAATTAGTCGCAACTCTGTTTCCACCACTCCCTAACTCTACTGTGACATTATCTGCTGTGCCTTTTTTAGCAAAAAATGATGCTGTGTAGGGTGTTGATGCAGAAGCTGCCACTATGTTATCCCTAGCGACTCCAGAGTTGGTCCCTCCTGTGATCTTAGTTGAATTATAGGTTCCGTCAGGAGATAAAGTATCTGTTGTGTTTGCATCAAAAACTGGGCTAAAAAGTGGTCGGTTCCACTGCGATAGATCGTTGGAGTTGTCAATGTAATTCGTCCTACTCTCTTCAATCAACAACCCCAAGGACTCACCAGTCACGGGGTCATGGTCGAAGCGTGGTGCACCACTAGCTGTTGTTGTAGTGGGGATGTAGTCAGTGGCGGTTGTGCCTTCTTCGAGTTGGGCTCCGTATACTTCAAGAACGACTGGGGTGGCTGTAGGATTTCTAATCTGGATACCACCACCAGAACTTACATTTTGCGTTGTCGAAAAACGTTGCCATTCAGAAGTAATTGTTACGGTATCGCCACTGGATGCTCCTGGACTGGTTTGGAGCAGCAACCTTACCTGATCACTACCAGAAACAAGTCTCATCCAGACGGAAAATGTAGAAATACCTGTTGCAGATGTACCATTGATCTGTAATCTAGCATCTAAAGCCGGAAGATCTATCCTAGCTGCTGTAAGTCCACCAAAAGGATCTGGATTGTTTGTTGATAAAATACTGGAAGGGGCTGTCGCCCACTCCTGAGTAAAGTCGTTGCTGTAAGTTTTCAAATTAACCGGACTGGTCTTAATCAACCCATCACTGCCGACATACGTCCCAGTACTGGCACGGCTGAAGGTGACGAGATTACCAATGGATTTAGTTTCAGCAAAGTTAAGGTCGAGGGTTGCATCATCAAATAATGTTGGCAATGCACCTGCTCTAGGAACAAGTAAGTTTGACAGCACAATCTTGCCACTTTTTCGATCAAGTATTAAGCTGTCGGCGATTTTAATTAAATTTGAACTGTTAAGTAATTGACCTGTGGCTAGATTGAGATGAATTGACATTAGACTTTAGTAACTGAAATTACATTTTTAGCAGTATCATAAACAATTGATAGTGTGCAAACAGTATTACCACTTGCTCCACCAGTTTTAAAAGTATACACTTGAGGTGTAGTTCCATCAGTTGGTGTTGCTGATGGACTAATACCTACATAATCATGAGGAGGTATAGAAAGACCACCAATATCTTGTACAATTTGTCCGTATGACATTGTGTTAAATAAATAAAAGTTTAAATTTTAGAAGTTATACTTAACACCAAACTTAGTGCCGTAATCATTTACGTCATCAAAGGTTGCTGCAACTTCTCCATAAACAGAAATACGTTCTGTTGCTTGAATTGAACCGCCAATCTTACCTGTAAGCTTTGTCTCTTCTTCTCCACCATCAGGTGCAAAGATAGAAGGACCAGCTTGTACATAGTATGAACCTACGTCATTACCTGATTCATAACCAAGATGGAAATCTGTAACATGTCCATTAAAATCAGATCCAGTGAATCCAGCATTGTTTTCAATGTTTACGTAAGGACCAGCCATTACAGGAGTAGCAGCAATCAGGGTTGCGGGGAGGATAGCAAGAATTTTCATTTAAGTTTAGTTAAAAAAGAATAAGTGTATTTTGTACGGTTACCATGAATACCCCAGCCTAACCAGTAGTATGCAGCATTCATGTAATAACCGACTTGTTGATGATTAGTTTGAAAAGCATAAAGATCTTTTCTAAACCTCATCTCATTAATCATGTAATCAGTTTGACATTTAAGACCACTAGGATCTTCATTACGTTTAGAACAATGGTTGCCAAGACCAATGTAACGATGTTTAGATGTCCATTGAATTAAACCATAACCACCACGAAGGCATCTATCATAAGGAACGATAGCACCACCCTCGCATACGTTAGGTTTAAAATTAGACTCTTGTTGGATGTTACCCAGAATGACTGCTAGTGCTGTACGGTCTTTCACACCAGCAGAAGTCTGTAGTTGTTCTAGAACGTACTGCTGAGGTGCAGTACATTGTGGGCATTCAATCATTTTTTCTTAGCAGTTTTGGCAGCACGTTTAAAGTTGGCAGCAGTAGGAGCACCTTTGCTTCCTGGCTTGCGCATCTTCTCACCTGAACCTTTTGCGATACGCATTTTCTTTGCGTGGATGTTAGCGTAGAGACCTTGTTTAGCCATTACCATACTCCAGGGATAATTTGACCAGTTAGTGCATACGCTCCTAGCGCTGCCATCACACCTAGCATAGCCAGGCGACCGTTTAGCATTTCAGCTTTTTCGTTATGTGTCACAGTATAGTCTTTGTCAGTGTACATGGTGGGTTCTTTAGCAAAAAGGTTTTGTTGTCCGTGTTCGTTGGTGGTAACAGTCATTAGAATGCGATGTCAGAGTTTTCTAGTTTACGCATAATGTCTGATCTATAGGCAGGATCTTTATCATAACGTGGGTCTGACATAGCTTGTACAAGTTCAGCCTGACTACGGAATGCATCATTCTTTTGATTAGAACCTTTACCTGTCAACAGTTGACCTTCTTTACCTACAGAATCCGTATATTTACTATACAATGATTGTACTGCAAAGAAGATTGCACTGGGATTACCATCTGCCATAACAGAATCATACATTTTAACCTCTTCTTTAGAAAGAGAGTCTCCAGCCCAATTAACCATTGATTTATAAGCTTGTTTACCGCCAACCATTTCAAACAATTGTTCAGCTTGTTGTTCAGAAAGAACTTCTTTGCTAGATTCTTCTTGCTCTTCTTGATTGTCTAGTACTTCTTCAGGGGCTTCTTCTTGCTTCCCTTCTTCACTGGTTTCGGATTCATTTCTTGGTTGTCCTAGTTTACTTTGTAGTTCAAGGTAAGCTTGTTCTAGTGCTTGTGGATCTGAAAACTTACCTGCAAGTAGTTGTGGTTCTCCTGAAATAGATTCTGCTACTTCAAGAGAATTCTGCTCATCAGCATTAAATTCAGGCTGATCAGCAGGTGTTTCATTCATTGTTAAAACTTCTGACATATTATTGTGGTGGTGGTGGTTGTTGTTGCATCATTTGAGCTGATGCTTGTTCGCGTTTTTGCTCTACTGAAGCTAGTTGACCAGCTTGTTGAGCCATCATCATTTGTTGCTGTTGTTGAGCAGCAGCTTGTTGTTCTTGCTGAATCTCTTGCATACTCTTAACAAGATTCAATACATCAATACCTGATGATGCAGCCAAACGTTTGACAACTTCTTCAGGATTAATGTATTCTTGAATAGCTTGTGGTCCCATTGTTTGCGCAATAACAGTAAGGAACTGTGAAAGGCTTTCACGATCTTGACCACGACCAAGTGCATTAATACCAGCTACAATAGTAGGCTTAACAATGTCACCTTTAGGTAGACGTGGAATCTCACCTGTCTTTTGTGCAACAGACAATTTACGATTCAAATAAGGTACAAGGAACTCAACAGTAAGTAAACTAAATAGTCCACCTAATTGTTGTTCTAGTTCTAGCTGTGTCATACGTACTTCTTCAGCAGTAGTACGCTCACTATTCCTTACATTAAGAATAAGGAAAGCATCACTAATTCGTTGTGATAAACCTCCTACCATTTGATAAGCAGTTTGAAAGTCAGCCGTTTTACCAACCTGTACTACACCAATATCATCAGGTCTACCCTGAATGATTGCACCATTACCTGCCTGTGCAAGTGTCTGAGGCTTGGTTGTACTGGAGGGTGAAACGGTAAACACTACCTTAGCAGCAGCTGCACTACCTTCTACAAGAGCTTGTGACAGAGCTTCAAGTGACTTCAAATCACCCATGAATTCTTCGACACGTCCGCGTCCATATGCTTCACCATCAACATGGTTAAACCTAAGTGGAAGCCAAGGGTTAGAATCAACAGGAGCTTTACCCATTGATTTAGGAAGGATCTCATTATAAACTTCTTGATGCCAAACCCATCTGTTGTTGTCTAGAATTACGTGAGTATAAATGTCACATTCATCAGTTGAATTGTCATCTACATTTTCCCAGTTGTTTTTTGAATCAAATGATGGATAATTTTTTTTGAGTAATTTTTTAGAGATTGTTTCTTTTGTTACAATTTCAATAACATTACCACTACCATCTCTATCTACAACATAACGGTTCAAAGGATATAGTTTAAGACCATCCTTTCCCATATAGATAAGAGCATTACCAGCAACGACTAAATGCTTTAGTGCTTGATGAACAACAACACGATCTGTAGAAGCCGCAATGGATTCCATGATAGTTCGTTCAACTTTAGCAAACGACAAGTCAAGTTCTGATCTAATTTCTGGTCCTAGTTCTCCGGGAATATTAATATCATTAACCTGTAGCTTAAAGAAGCTGGTTTGTGGTGGTAGTAAAGCAAGCATTAGTTTACTTGCAAGCGTCACCACACCTTTAGCTCCTACACTTTGCCACGGTGTAATGAGATTACGTGCACCTTTGTGATATGTTTCTTCTCCACGGATTAGATAAGGAAGAGTTAGATCTGCTGCTTGTCTAGCAGTATTTAGAAACTGGGAGCGGTCCGAAGACAATCTCTCATAACGTGATTGAGCAGTCATTATACATTAATACCTAAACTAGAAGTAGCAGCTACTGTTGGTGACAATCCTGTTGAAACTTGGGGTTTAATTTGTAAAGGTCTACGTTTAAATGCACTTGTACCACCTTGTGAACCAGGTAAATTAGAAACACTTTGAAGTTGCAATTCAGCTGTTCTACTACCAGCAAGTTGATTTTGTTGTGCAGTCCTACTAGCAATTTCTAATTGTTTCAAACGTTCCTCTTGTTCTCTAGCTAATCGTTCTTGTTCAGCTTTAGACTCAGCAGCTATCCTATCTAATTCTTGTTGCCTTTGAGCTTCTTCAGCTGCCCTTTGGCTTTCTAGCTGTGCACCCGCAGAAACCTGTTCATAAATACCACCAGGTACACCAGGTTGTTGTTGTGGATTTAAGGTTGTTGGATTAGCATCCAAAAATTCTAGAATCTCTTGATCTGAAAAACCAGCCGATCTATTAGCAGCAAGATCTGCATCGCCAAATTGACTAAGACCTTTTTCTTCACTTGTAGCAAGTGCGGGATTATAATATTCAGTACTTACTCCCATTAATTTTCATCCATATATTGAATGACCCACTCAACGACACTACGTTGACCAGACCTATACATAATTTTTTCCATTGTATCTTCAGGGTTAGGGTTTACTGGTGGGAAGGATTCATTTAACTTAGACAACATAGCATTAGCTGTCATGCCACGAACATCAAGTAAATTTAAGTCAGGCATATTGTGGAAGGTTTACATTACTATGTTCAAAGAATGCAGGCATTCTAGCAGCTTTAGTATCAGAAAGCTCAGGTGCTTTACCTTCATACATTAAACGATCACTAGAATCCAGCCAAAATTTTTTGTCCAAATATTTATCGGTATTGCTACCCAAAGGTTGCATTACCCAATTGATAGTTGCCTTGCGGAGTTTATCAAGACTAGGGCTGACAGTAAGCCCCAGCTCCCGACAAACAAGGCTATTGGCAGCAACGTGAATTTGTTCATCTCTACTTATATCCGCACTGACTGTTCGCATTCCAGCGTCACCATTAAAGCGGAAGAATGGTAGAAGAACGAAGAAAATTGCACGTTCGGCAACCATCGCTTTGAGGATTGTATGATCAGGATGCGCAGTCCAAGCTTCCCTGAGCCGGAGAGCTTCTGATTCAGCTTTTTCGTCAACACCGTAAGCATTGGCAATGTAACCAAGTGCCAGGTCGTGATTTTCCTCGTCGGTGACATTTGATTCCAATAACTCCCGCGATAGTTTTGGTACGTCGGTAGCCAATCCATCACGGATAAAACCTCCCACAGGTAGTTCCAAATTCCTTAAGGCAAGAGCACGGAGTATCGCCTCTTCCGCGCCCTCTCTGCATGTACCAGCAGTTGTCTGAACTGGTGTCCATTTTCTTTTTCTGTTTAGTAGTTTCTCGTAAGGGTTCATTGTTCAAGGTAAGCAATAGCGTTTTTCATTGATTCGATGTTGTCTCGGAAGAAGCCAAGTCCCTTATTACAGGGTTGGCAAATAAGTCCACGCACTTTTCCAGTGCTGTGATCGTGGTCAATTACGAGAGGTTCTTCGCTACCGCAGATCGGACAATGTGGAGTAGCCTCGGCCATCTCCTGATATTCAGTTGTACTTAAACCGTATCTTTTTTCAAGCCTGTACTGTTTTAGTTCTTCGGTTTTTCGTTGTTTGTACGCTTTATTGTAAGAGCTGTGACACGGCTTGCAACGATAAGACTTCCCATCAGGATAGCGTTTATCGTTAGGGAAGTTATCTATAGAATGTTCTTCCTTGCATGTCCCACAAACCTTACTCCGCGCAGTCGCAGCTAGGTCCATTAGATTCAAGTTTTGATTCATTTAATAGTGAAGCTAAATAATCATCCACTTCTGCTTCTTCCAATGCAGCATATGCATCTGATTTATCTTGGGTATCACCCATGATTTGTAGTGAATAATAGAGGCTTGTTTGCGGAGACCGTAGCCACTCTTCGACGAATGCATTATCGTAGGTTACAGAATCACTCCAAGAGTTGAAACTATATCCATGAAGAAGTCCTGTAGCGTCTAGC